ACATATTTTTTATGAATGTACACATTTGTTCCTTGGTGAGTTTCGGATCTACCTTGAACATCTTGACGAGATCTTGCTTTTTGTAGAGACGACACTTCTTCGTGTCAATCTTGAGATCACCATTTTTATTGATAAAGACTTTGGGTTTGGTGACCGCGACCGTGACACCGGGTCTCTTTGGTGGCATCTTCTTCTTTTCAGCCTCCTTCTGGAGGACCGCCTTCGCGCGACGGATCGCACTCGTGGTACCGACCTTTTGGGGTGGCGCGACCACCTTCTTGGAGACCACCACCCTCTTTTTGGGTAAAATCTTCCGAAGAATACCCGGTCGAAAAAATGGGTGCTCGAGGATATCATCGTACGTGGGAAGACCATGACTAAAACCGGGTCTTAAACGACCTAACTTAATCCATGGATTGATTGAATTGAGGTATTTCGCTGGAAACAAATCCCTTATGAAATTCTTAACTTTTGTTACATTTGTGTATTTGTAAATGATATTGAGAATGTAATGGACATCATACATGTGATGGGATCCCACGTAAATGCCATTATTTTTAAACTCACCACTCACAACATCGGGATTTCTAACACCATCAATCGTAGACAAACCAAAATCAATGATGATTGGTTTGTTACCTTCCAACACGAGGATATTGTTCCAATGAAGATCGTGGTGTCTAAACTTTGGATACTTTTCGTGAATTTTCTTCAAGTTCTTGATGAGTTGTAAAATGAGAGAACGATACGCACTAGCTGTCTGACCCCTCTTCATCCATTCTTGGAGGGTCTCACCCTTGATGTATTCAAAATAAAGAATGTCGGTATCGTTGCACGACTTGAAATGATACATGCGGGGCACACCCATACCCCTCAACTTTTCCGCGATGCGATATTCCATCTTAGCACTCGATTCTGTCGTGACTTTGATGGCGATCTGTGTTTTACACGCATCCTCGAGACAACCGTAGAAAACCGCGCCGTACGCACCCTTACCGAGCATTCTCAGATTCTTACCCTTTTCAATCTTGATTCCCTTATTGGAGAACAATTCTTGTTTTGGACTGCACGCCTTCTTCCCCCGTAAGAGTTTCTTCACTTCTTCACCGACCGCATTCTTCTGAGCATCGGTCTTGGCGTTATTGGCAACATGGACGAGATTCGCGAGCTTCGCCATACTTATTACAAACTAAGAAAAGTTTTCATTGTACCACACTAAAAGCTCTGATGGCCAATCCATTTCATGTCCATACTGTGCGCATAATTCTTCACGAATGTTCATTTCACTTTGGTACCCCTTGATGTAATCCAAGATGTCCAAGTTTTGGGAACCGATGGCACCGACCATCGCCGCCCATGAGTAGAGTTCCATTATTTCTTCAGACTTATCGAGTCTAAATGTGGTGGAGCATGTATTCATGAAAACTTCAAACATGTCCGTGGCGGCCTCGTGATCTGTGTGTGACGCAATCCAGAATGTCATGTATTGTTCATGGTCGATGCTATAATCTTCGAGTCTCGATTCAATTTCATAGAGGATTTGATGTTCATTGGCGCTAAGGGCGTCGGGGTTACCATACTCGATGGCTCGGGCAGCTTCCATTGTATCGGATGGTTTTTGTATTACAAACTACGACTTAGGTCACTAAGAAGTTTTCGTCGTACCATTTTCGAACCTTGGGAATATCGACATCATCGAGTATGCGTTCTAATTCTATTTCATCCACGTGGACCATCGCGTGTTCGAGGAGTTTTATGTTTTCACTCATCACGGCACCCACCATCATTGGATGTCCGATGACACGCATGAGTTCGTACCAATGATACTGCGAATGGCTACACGCTCTCCTAAAAATTTGAAACATAATGCGTCCCACTGTGTGATTCGGACACCTCGCGATCCAGTGCAGTAGATATGATTCTGGATTTTTGTCACGTGATTGCATTTCACATTCGACGCATGAGACAATATCTTCATGTCTCTCCGAAAGAGAGTCACAATCTTCCCGTTTGACGAATTTTAAAAGTTCGTCGTGTATCATTGTAGTCATAAAATTGAGGAGACCAAAACTACTTAGGGTATCACCATAGGTAAATCGTTCAATTGAATTTTAATTTATTCTTCATCGACTTCGATGTCTTCCTCTTCTTCTTCCCCTTCTTCCTCTTCACCAGACGAGACGCCCTGGAAGGCGAACGACGGAAGCTTTGCCGACGGTTCGAGAAGTGCTTGTTGCAAACGAACAGTCACACCAAACTTATTGTCGATGAACCAGATTTGGTTCAAGTCAACAATCGTGAGAACCTTTTGACCCTTTTCGACGGTATCCAGAGAAACACTGTCACGTTTCGTGTTGTATGCTTCCGGAACGAAAGTACCATCCGGCTTGGTGAGAATCTTGAGCTTGATGGTCGCCGCGTATTGTTCCTTACCGGGTCGCACGAGTGGCTTGTACAGAGCCTCTCTGAGGACGGCGACGTTGAAGTCCTTACCGAGCCATTCCTTAGAGTTCTTTGCCACGGTGTCGAGAATGATATCATCGAGTTGCTTCAATTTATCGTGAAGCTCCATGGCCTCCGCGTTATCGGTGTCGAACGATAGGTCGAGTGAATACGACGTGCGTCCACTCGCCTCGTCGGTGTAGGCGCTCAAGCCATACGGAGAACGCATGTACGGAAGTTGGATGTAGAGTTTTCTGTTGTTGTCGCCGTTGAGGTAGACCGCTTTGCCACCATTCTTGTTCTTACGAAGTTTTGAAAATCCCACAGACGCGGGGTTGAATTCAGATGCTTGTTGGATAGTGAGCGACATGATTGTGTATGTTATATCTCTACTAGAAGTCCAAACTTTAAGCAAATTTTTTTCTCCAGGAACAGTAAACAATGGGTTTCTTTAAAGATTGTGGATGTGGTTGCGGCGGCTCCAAGGCGCGTGACAAGTTCGTGATCTCTGTCATCTCGGCCCTGATTTTCTTTATCGTGGCGAACCCGAGCACGTTCATCATCATGCGTCGAATTCTCGGTGCGTGGGTGTCGAGCCCGAACGGGTGCCCGTCGATCGCGGGTCTTGCGTTGCACACCATCGTGTTTCTGTTGATCGTGTGGGGTATGATGCAGATTCAGAAGGAAGGTTTCGCGGGTGAAGGCGAACCCGCGACGGAAATTGAAATTTCGGATGAAGAATTGAAGCAGATTGAAGCGGAACTGGACGTAGACGAAGACGAAGACGAAGACGAACCGGAAGAAATGATGCCGCCCATGGTTGACATGCCGACGGCGGAACCGTACATGTCTGAAATCTCTTTCGCACCGTCCCCGAAGAGCGCGAAGCTCGGATCCCTCGATTTGGGCATGGACGCGCAAACCGCGCCGTTGAAGATGCCGTCGTCTGCGAAGAAGAGTGGTAAGTACACGTCGTGTAAGTGTGCCGATGGTAATGAAATCATGCTCATGCGTTAAGTCATAACACTCGTATTCAATCAATCATATTTTTCGTAAATTAAAGTACAATTTTCGAAAAATATAGGTTTTATATTCAATGACTATTTACAATCCATTTTCGAGGACATACTGCGCGACCACACTCTGAGCGGCGGCTGGTTCACCCGTCGCCGCACCTTCTGGTTTGATGCCGCCCTTCTTCTTCATGCCGCCCTTCTTCTTCTTCTTCATGCCACCCTTCTTCTTCATCATCATGCCACGCTTCTTCTTCATGCCACCCTTCTTAAACATCTTACGCACGCGTCGCTGAGAGAAGAGAAATCCAAGAACACCCGCGAGGGCCGTACTGAGAATGAGAATGACGATGGTCTTGAGCTCCATTTATATAGTATCCCGAGATTAAAAATCTTCATCGAACCCAATGTCCCCTGAATCATCGTCCAATTTACCGTAGTCCCCAACCCGCTTCTCGAAGAAGTTTGTCTTCCCGTCGAGGCTGATATTCTCCATAAAATCAAATGGGTTCTTTGAGTTCCAAATGGCTGGCACTCCAATCTGTTTGAGGAGACGATCCGAGACGTACTCAATGTACTCAGACATCTTCTCAGAGTTCATACCGATGAGGTTACATGGGAGCGCGTCCAAGATGAACCCCTTCTCAATGTCCACCGCTTCCCGCACGATGGCGTGAATGGTCTCGGTCCCGGGTCTATTGCGTAAAGTCTTGAAGAGTTCCACGGCAAACTCCTGGTGGAGACCCTCGTCGCGGGAGATGAGTTCATTCGAGAAGCACAGACCCGGCATGAGACCCCGCTTC